GTGAATACAGTATCATATCGCTGTCCTACATAATGTTCGGATAATTCTAATGAATAATGTACTACATTCATTCCAGCTTTCACAGCAGCCGCTCCAAGTGCACATAGTACCCAAGTTTTACCAACTCCTGATGGTGCAACTATTACTCCCAATTCACCGGGTCCTAATCCACCATCCATTAACCCATTAATACAATCCCAAGAAGTTGGTACAGTTGTTCTATTTAAATCTTCACTACGTTCTTCAAAATCTAAAACGTAATCTAAACCCAAATCAGTATCAACTCCAACTTTCATTGCTTTATCTACTAAATCTTTAATTCTATCATAAGAACCAGCTTTTAATAAATCAACGGATTGTACAATTGCTTCTTTAAGATTCTGATTGATGCAAAAGTTAGAAAATTCTTTTTTTACATAATCCAAGTCATTATCACCTAATTGGGTAAATGCCAATTTAAGTTGTTCAACAATTCGTTTCTGCATTCCAGAATCTTCCATTTTTGAAATTTCAACTTTAAACACATCTAATGATGGTGTACGTTTGAAATCATCATAATATTCCATTATCTCCTCAACAATCCATTTGTTTGCTTCGGATTCAAAAAACTTAGGATGTATAACCTCTCTGAGCGTATCTAATAAACGAACATCAGCAATCAAACAAGATAAAACTTTTGTTTGAAATGATTGTCCGTATTTAGATAGTGGGTCTGTATTTTGCATGTATATAACCTATTTGTTTCCACAAAGATATAAAAAATTTGTGATAAAACCTAATTTATTTTATAATAATGTTGTGGAATGTCGATTGTAACCAATCATTAATGTCTCTCCAATTTTGTAAAACCTTATATTTGTTACCAACTTTAAGGAATTCTAATTTATTGAATGCAACATCATCTTCTCTGAATCTATCAATTATCTTAAGCTTTTGATTTGTTGGTATATGTGGTTCTTTCAACTCCATTAATCGCTTATTCATAAGGAGTTGTTCCCTTGCTTCTAAAATATCATTATAAAGTTTGATTTTACCCAATTTACCTTCACACATTTGAAACAATTCATCATGCGTAATAAGTCTATCTTCAGATAGTTCAGGAAATCGTTTAAGAAGTGTTTTGATACCACATCCTTTAATACCCGGAATGTTATCGGACTTATCCCCATCTAATGTACGATATAATAGGAGATTTTCAGGCCAAATTTCAAATTCATCAAATACAACTTGTCTATTATATAGTTTCTTTTTAGTTGGTGAAAATACACTAACTTTATCAGAAACTAATTGTAGGAAATCTTTATCAGTTGAAACAATTACAACTTCACCATCATACTCATTTTGAGTATATTGGGTTAAATATGCAATAGTATCATCTGCTTCAATTCCATCGTAAATCATTGTTTGAACTGGTAGATAATCCAACATATCATTCAGCCATACAAATTGTTGCCTCATTGATAATCGTTCATCCTCTTCACTCATCATCTCACCATAGGTGCGATTAACTCTAAATCTATTCTTCTCTCTACCAGCTTTATATCCTTCGTGGATTTTCTTTCTGGATTCAGAACCATTCTTACCATCAAAAGTTACAATAACTCTCGTTGGGTTGAATTCTCTGATTTGATATCCAATTGATTTTAATGAACCAATAACTCCACCCGTATGGTCACCATCCTCATTCATTGTAGGATTAGTTGTCCAGCTACGGATGAAGGTATTAAGTCCATCAATGATAAGAACTCTACTGTTTCTCTCTCTTAGGTGGTTTGTTTTGTGTTCCTCACTCACTTTATTGAGGATATCTTTATAGAGTTCTTTCATTAGTTAGTTTTATCAGAGTTAAAATAAGTTTCTATTGCTTTCAATCTATCATCTGCATCTACCAACATTTGAAGAGCTTCTTCAGCGTTGTTATAGAAATCATTTGTAGAATGGTCACCAATTCCAGCTGGATTCTTTTCTAATAATTCTAATGTAAGTAGTGCTTTTGCTCTATCGGCTTGTGCACTTGTTTTTAACATTTCTTTCAATCTACTCATAACATATTTTTTATAATTTAATCCCCGATTACCTCAGAATCTACTACCAAATTATCGGTATCCATTGAATCCTTTTTATATTGTAAGATTGTTGCTTCACAAATTCCTTTGTAAATTTGTTCTCTAATAGAGTCATTATCTTGTAATAATTTTGGGAAATCTTTAGATTGATATTTGATAATTTCACCAGTATCAATATCGGTGTACTCATACCAAGCACCAGTTTGTTTTACCAAACCATGCTCTTTCATTTGCGCCAACCATGCTCCATAGTTATCGATTCCTCTATCAAAGAAGATATCGAAATCAGCGGAACGTAATGGTGGACCCATACGATTTTTAACAACCTGACAACGTACTTTGATACCTACGATTCTATCGTTACCATTTTCCTTTGCCTTAATGGTTCCCATACTCTTTAATCTTAAACGAACCGATGCGTGGAAAGCGATTGCTTTACCACCAGAAGTTGTCCAAGGGTCAGAGAATGGCATTGCGTTCATCTTCTGTCTTAATTGATTTGTGAAAACCAATGTGATTTTCTGTCTACCAATTAAGTTTGTGATTTTACGCATTGCCTTTGAGATAATAATTGCTTTATCGGTTGCGTATCCATCTTTACCATAATCTGCTTCCATCTCCTTTTCAGTTGATGCTGCTGCTACTGAATCCACTACGATTGTTACGAGTTTATCTTTCGATGCTACTCGCACTTTCTCAATAATGATTTCGGTGTATTCGAAACATTGTTCTACTGTCTCAGCCGCTACATATAGTAATTTAGATACATCTACTCCAATTGCCTGTAAGAACTCTCTACTGACCGCATTTTCGGTATCTATTAGAACCGCAACACCACCTTGCTTTTGTGTTTCAGCAAGGAGGTGAGCAGATACTAATGATTTTCCAGATTGTTCAAGTCCAGTAATTTCGGTGATTCTACCAATAGGTAATCCACCATAAGGTCGATTAGAAATGGCAACATCTAGCATTGATGCTCCAGTTGATACCCACCCACTCACGTCGGTTGGGGAATCTCCGGCATCCAAAAAGAATGCTACTCTTTGGTCTTTGGATTGTTTGTTTAGGGAATCAGCAAGAACACTTGCTAAATCCACCTCTTTCGATGTTTTTGCCATATAACTTTTTAGTTTTTAGTTGTTGAATAAGTCATCAAATGCTGATGCTACATCATCCATTTTCTTACGTTCCTCAACTGCTGGTGTAGCGGCGAATGCTTCATTTTTAATTGGAGCTGCTGCTGGTGCCGATTGTGGAGCCGGAGCCGGTGTTGATAATGTTGATTGTGAAGTTGATTCAGAACCTTCATCACCAGTTGGATTCAACCACCCTTCTAATACACCTTTTAATTCAGCGTAAGAAAGTTCCTGATAGATATCAGTAATGTTAGTTTGACCTTCCATTGCTGCTTTCAATTTTTCAGAATCTTCCAAAATAGGAGTTTGAGTTGGTTTAACTCTAATTGTAGTTACAGGATAAGAAGTTCCTGCATCTTCAGCTGATACATAATCAATAGTGATATCTCTACCAGTTGTTGGGTCGGTAATATCTCCATAATCTGGGTCAGCGATGTAACCTAAGATTTCCTGATAAACCGTCTTACCAAATCCCCAAAATTTAACTCCTTCGTTTTCTTCACCTCTTACAATAACAGGTACGAATGTTCTCAACTTCGGTTCCATTTTCTTAGCAGCTTTCCAATCTTCCTTATCACCCATTCGTTTAAGTTTGTCAGCAAACTCAACAATTGGGTCAGGTCTTCCGAAAGACATCGGAGATAGATAAGATTTGTTGTTAATGTTGTAGTGGAAATAAAGTTCGATAAAAGGATTTTCTTTGTTGAACTTGTAAGGTACGATTCTCACTTGAGTCTTACCATTTGCTGGTTTCCAAAGATTGTTTTTTGTACTTCCAGTGTTTTGTAGTTTGTTTAGTCTACCTCTAATTGCATCTAAATTAATAGCCATTGTTTTTTGTTTTAAAAGTTTATAATTAAGTTTTAATGGTTTTATTATTGTGTCTTTCCTACACCTTATATAAATATCAAAAAACCAAGTTTTAAGATGGTCTTATCCATTTATTTATACAAATATACGAATAAAATCTGATACTTCCAAATTTTATCCGTAATATTATTTTTTAGTACGATGGTTTGTCAATGCGTTGATTATATTAACCAATCGTTCAATTTCTTTATCTTTATTACTGATGATATCCATCAAT